ACACAGAGATTGTGCCCCAGATGAGTCAAAGGTTTTAACGGCTACGTTACTAATGCCCATTATTTATTAATAAATGTAATTTATTTTTTTTTAAAAATTAAATCGTAAATAGTAATTCGTTTTCATTTAATTTTAAAAATAAATACAAAAATGTAAATAACGATGTCAAATTTTGAATGTTCTGTTAAAGAATTAATGTCAGGCGCGGACCCTATTAACGCTGATGTACAAAGTGTAAATTTAGAATTTAATAAATCAGACGAGAATGTAGCCCGTGACGATACCGAGAAGCCCCGCGATATAAATTTATCATTGTATCAAAGATTATACACTGATAAAAATATTAAAACTGTATTATTTATAACTCTTATTTATCTAGCTTTGAATTCTCAACAAATGTATACATTCTTATCTAATAATGCTCCGATGTTAATTCCTGAGGGTTCGCCAGGATTTCTTGGAAAGGCTGCTATTGGACTTGTATTAGGAATTATAATCGTAGTTTTTACCTCTTTTTTCTCGTTTTAGGACCTGTGAGCTCCTTTTTTTGTGATAAATTGTCACTTATTTTGTCCATCATCAAAGATACTATACTTACATTTTTTTCCGAGATTGCGTTGTCTTGTTTTACACCCCATTTTAGAGAAGACTTCAAATCATGAGATAATGGAATTCGCTTACTTTCAAAATTTTTACAATTAATAACATTTCCGTTATCATCAGGTTCCCCATCATTTTCGGACATGCACATTTGGCAAATTCCAGCGGGTGTTAGTTTGAAATAAATGTGATTATTTGTGTGATACCCACATTTATTCTGACAATACTTAGATTTTGTATTAATTAGATATAATGTATCGTACATTTGTGACTTTAAAATCCCACGAATGTCGTCTACACGATATCCAGTAACGTGATTCTTAAAAAAACGTAGAATACTAATTTTCTGAGAATTTTCATTTGACAACAAAGTAAAATTACCAGACTCGTTCGATGAGAAGTCTTCTTCTGTTTCTTCATATTCTGGAAGATCGTAAAATTCAGTAATACATTCTGTATCAGTTCTGATACTAGTGTCTTGAATAACTTTCAATAAATTACATTTATATGTATCATCGTGTTCTTCTGAGAGTTTATTCCCAATGTATGTTGTGTAATAATTATAAACTCTATTTTCATAAGTATATTTCCCATCTGAGTATGTACACTTATCTGATCCTACAAGTCTGAGACCATTTTTATCATATACACATTTGTCTATTATTTTATCCCAAGAATCAAAAAATGTTTCTACTTTGCCATAAATTGTATTCAAAGAAATTAATATATTTTCTCTTATTCTGAGTGCTACATTTTTATCTACATTAATGTCCGGCCAATTAAAGTGATATCCTTGTTTTATGAATACATTGTCACCTTTCGTGACTTCTTTTGGGTTGTCGGCCTTAGTTATAATACACTTTAAATCTGGATTATTATATATATTACATATTACATTCTGTACAGATACAGCATAAGTATTTATATCGAGAATTTCTGTAGAAAGAATATCAAAATCTATAAAAAATCTGAATACATCTGTCTTTTTTTCAACTATACAGTTTTTAAAGTTAATGTATTTAGCATATAACTCTTGAAATAACTGGTAATCGGCTGTGAGATCAAGTTTTCCTCCGTCGAGCATATAATGTGTTACATTTCTATTATCAGTGTTCTTAACAATTTTACCGGTAGAGAATAACCAGACTCTTAGTGGATTCTTATCCATTGTAATTTATTATACACTTTATTTTTATATTTATTTATTAAGGTTTAAACTTAATTGTAATATCATAATCGTTAGTATATATACCTTTCATAGCACTCGGAGACAATACACTGCGTTTTCCCCTTTTCTTAGAATTTACAGTTGCCATCATATCACTATCTATAAGTTCTACATTGCATAATGCATAATCCATTACTTTGTTTTCTATAAACCACCTAAAAAAATTCAATTGACCCACAGTCGTAACTATATCTTTTCTGGTGATGTCTTCTTCAGATGTGTAAGTTCTCCATTTAAGTGTATGAGAATCTATCACAAGTCTTTTTTGTCTGCAAAATGGATCAAAAAATTTCTTTGAATATGCTTTTAATTGATTTTTATAGTCAACGTATATATTAAAGTAAATAGTTTCGGAATTATATTTCAAGGGATATGTAATATTGTACTTTTTTGAATAATTAGTTACTAACCAATCTAAAAGTCTTAAAGAAAGAGGCGTTTTTTGATTAATTATATCACTGAATAATTCTACTTTGTTCTTGTAAAAATCTATTAAAAAGTTAATTAGAGTTATCTCTTTACCGTTGAAAGACATCGCTACAGTGTAAATATAATAATGTGTATCTTTAAATTTATTTAAAGACAGTATAAATTACATATTTAACTATGACAACTGAGATAAATAACGAAAACTTTAAAAGGCAGATTATTTTTCTTTTAAACAATCACTGGACTGGAAAACATGACATGTACTTTCCACTTCAAAATGCTATAAATATCGAAAGAAAACATCTTTTTAAGCTTTTTAATTATAGATACATCTTTTATACTAAAGATACTGTAAATACAAAAAGAGCTTTACTTTTTCTATTTAAAAATGCTTCAGGAGAAAATACTTCGGTGATAGTCTTCAAAGATTTAATTGTGTATCAGATTGAACTAGATACATTCGACGAATATTTCAATGGTAGTATTTTTGAAATTTCTTATACAGACAAATTTATTACCTTTTATGATGCTTTTATGATTTCAGGTAATAAAATAAATTATCAATCCTTTGAAGAACGTATTTCAGAAGTAGACATTATGATATCAAATACGAATGTAAAAGACTTTGTAGTTGCAAAAGTGTCTTATTCCGAAGACATCCAATGTTTCAGAAATTTGTCCGATGACGAAGAAATTTTCATGCTACCGGCAAATATTCCCATTTTAACCGGTGTTAATTTTTCATTTTTCAAATGGAAACCCGTAGAAAAAATTACATTCTGCCTACAAACACTTGAAGAAGACAATAATTTAATTTTGTTATCTTCTAATTTCAAGAAACTTATCAAATTTGCTAAAATAAATGGCAGCAATCCTGAAGGAAATGAATACATTACAATCATTAAAAACCTTGAGAATTACGGATGTAATTGTATAATCGAAATTAATGTTGAATTTCCCGAAGGAAAGATTGTAATTAAGAGAGTAAATACGGAAAAAATTTACCCAACCAGTGTTAGACTAATTGAAAAAGTTCTATTCATTAAACATGAAAAAATTACATTTGATGAGCTATACATTTAGAATGGAAATATGTAAAATAATACATTAACACACATAGGAATTTGCGTAAATGTATTATTACTTTAAGAGATGTATTTACTTTAAGTGGTGTATCTACATACGGCGGCAGCGACCCTTCTTAAGACGCATACCCTTCTTGAGGCAACGACGACGCTTGCGGGCGTACGCGCGAGCACGCTTGGCAGCCTTGGTCATCTTAAGACGCGAACCCTTCTTGACGCCACGGCGACCGAAACGGGTACCACCCATGCGAGTCGAAGACTTCTTGCGGAGAAGCTTGGGCGAAATGTAGACACGGTAGGTCTTACCATTCTTGGTGCGCTTGTAGTAAAGGCCACCGTTGCAACCCTTGTATACCTTGCGCTTCTTGCCACCGATCATGACACGCGCCTTGGACGAAAGCTTGCGGACCTTGCGACCCTTTTTGACCTTGCGACCCTTGCACTTCTTCTTCTTGCCGAAAAATAGTTCGAGCATTCCCATTTTTAATATTTAATATATACCGAAGAAAAAAAAATAAATTTAATTAAAATTTTTTTAAATTACATTTCTAAATTACAATTTTAACAAATTTAGAAATTACATTTTCTTTTATTTCCTTTTCATTTAGAAATGTAATTAATTTTTCTTTATCACACTTTTTTTTAGTAAATTCTTCGGGAAGCTCGTAATCAAATTCTTTGAATATCTTGCGAGAAACCATATAATCAAATTTTTCGCTTTTTTTATTAACTACCTTCAGAACTTCTTCAATGGATTTGTGTTTCTTGATCAAATTGTAAGATGTAACGGGTCCTATCTGAGCAATTGGTTCTGTATAATCACAGCCTGAGAGTATACAAAAATCAACAAATGAATCCATGTCCATTTCAAATTTAGACAATAAGATGTCAGTGTCTATCTCGGTAATGTATCTTGAAATACCAGTTTTTAGAATTTTCTTACATCCAAATGTCGTGGCATCCGTGTCATCCGTAACTGTATAATCTACGCGGCCATTTCTTTGTAAAAAAGCACAATACTTTTCAGCATCTTCTGGAGCTGTACAGTAAGGTATTCCAGAAAATTCTAGGAATTCTTTACACTCTTCGATGTCCTTTTTCTTTATAACAATTAGCTGAGATGTAATTTTTTCTATTTCTTCATTTATAAGTTTTTCTTCTTCGTTATTCTCAGGAATTCTTTCTCTTAATTGTTCGAGACGAACATACATCTTTTCTTTATTTGCCTGTCGTTTAACAAGTACATTCTTTTTAGCCTCAGGAGGTATACCGTCGAATACAAACACTGGAAGAATTCCATTCATGAAGTAGTACTTAATTCTATTTGCTATACCAATAATGTGTGAATTTGGGGTACGAGAAGCATATTTAAATTTATACAACAGTATACTACAATCGACAGCTACTATAGAACCTTTGTATAAAATTATTTCTTTTTCTGAAATAGCGTCTGGAGCATACTTCTTGATGAGATTATTTAATCCTCTGATTCCCATTTTGGAATTTAATTACATTAGTATAAATTAAGTTTTTAAATTGAAATATTTTCTGTAAAATTATGTGT